TACAAAATCAAAATGCCTACATGCAATATAGATTTAGTGTAGCACTAGCTGGCGCAAGAGGAAAAGAAGAAAGAAGAAAAGAGGGTGATCCTGAGTTTGAACCAACATCAAGTTGGGGCGAGAATGAAATTGTCATATCATCTGATCCTGATATTGGCAAGTGGATTGACATAGCACTTAAGGATATGGGATTGTCAGGTTCCGACAAAAAATTAGCAGGAACAGTTACTAGTGACGAACCCTCTGGTACAATTACAAAAAGTCCCGTGACTGCATTTAAAGGTTACAAGAGAAAGTAAATACTTTGTATACATAATGACTAAACAATACAGAATTACAACACAAAATTTAACTCAATCTAGCGACGATGATTGTTATCTTGAGCCAGATGATCCTGTTTATCAATTGCTAATTGCCAGTCACATGGGTGGATTAGGTAGCCAAGCAAAGTTAGCTGAATACAACAGAATTACAGCAGAAAGACAAAAGGCTAAAATATCGCCTGAGCTTGAATACGCAAAATCAACAGGAATACGACCTGGAACTCCTGCATGGTATGCGCTGTTTCCTAAAAAGTAACACATTTTAAAGTAAATACAACATGGGTTTTGATTCACATTCACTGGCGAAAGCGCCATATAAACAACAAGTATACACTGAACAACAGCTTCAAGAATTTGCTGCATGTGCTGATCCAGTCACTGGTCCAGAATACTTTATGCGTAATTTTTTCTACATACAACAGACTGTTGGCGGTAGAATATTATACAAACCATTTGAATATCAAGTACGATTAATTGACACCTATCATAATTATCGTTACTCAATAGCTATGATGCCTCGGCAAACTGGTAAATCAACATCTGCAGCTGGATACCTATTGTGGTATGCGATGTTTATACCAGATTCAACAGTTCTAGTTGCTGCACATAAGTTTGACGGTTCACAAGAGATTATGAAACGCATTCGCTTCGCATATGAACTTTGTCCAGATCACATACGCGCGGGAGCCACTAATTATAACCTAGGTTCTATTGATTTTGAGAATGGAAGTCGTATTGTATCAGCTACCACTACAGAAAATACTGGTCGCGGTATGTCTATATCACTCCTATATTGTGACGAGTTTGCTTATGTACGCCCAAATGTAGCTCAGGAATTCTGGGCTTCAATCAGTCCAACGTTAGCAACTGGTGGATCAGCAATCATTACCTCTACTCCTAACAGCGATGAAGATCAATTTGCGTTATTATGGAAAGGTGCCAACAAATTAGAAGATAGTCATGGTAATCCACAAGATTTAGGTATAAACGGATTTAAAGCATTCCGTAGTTATTGGCGAGAGCATCCTGATAGAGATGACGCATGGGCTCAATCTATGCGAGCACAACTTGGCGAAGATCAATTTCGTCGAGAGATGGATTGTGAATTCATTATTAATGATGAAACTTTAATAGCACCTGCAAAATTGATAGATTTAGAAGGTATTGAGCCTACCCATCGCACAGCACAAGTACGGTGGTATAAACAACCACAAGCAGGTAAAATGTACTGTGTCGGTCTTGATCCTTCTTTAGGTACTGGCGGCGATCCGGCTGCTATTCAAATTTTTGAAGCTAATACCACAGAGCAAATTGGTGAATGGAAACACAATAGAACACCAATTCCTGAGCAAGTACGCATACTTGCTGATATAATAAAGTACATTTATAGTTTTACGAAAGATGAACAGTCAATCTACTACTCAGTTGAAAATAACACTATTGGAGAGGCAGCTCTTATCTCAATAGAACAGTACGGAGAAGAGAATATCAAGGGATATTTCCTGTCAGATCCTACTAGAGGCGCTGGTAGATATCGCAAGGGTTTCAATACTAGTCCTAAAAACAAACTTACCGCATGTGCTAAGTTAAAAACTATGATTGAAACGAATAGAATGAAGTTACGGAGTCGTCCTCTTATATCTGAACTTAAGACATTTATAGCAAATGGTGTAAGTTATGAGGCAAAACAAGGATCAACGGATGATTTGGTTATGGCTACTTTGCTAGTTACTCGTATGATGATCCTATTACAAACATATCACCCAGAAATGGATACCCAGATGCGTGATCACGGAGAAAATATTCTACCTCCATTGCCATTCATTGCTACGATGTATTAACATAAATAATAGCTATGACTCAACAAACTCCATCCAAAGTATTATATGATTTATTAGTTACTAGAAATTTTAACCCTACTGCTTTGCCTGGTGAAAAAACAGATAGTTCATCTACCGATGTATCTTATAAATTTGACTACAAATCACAATCTGGCAAAGACTATGGCACCGCTGTTGTTATGATAAATCCAGAAGGATTAACTCTTTATTTTGGAAATAATCTAGGAAAAGGTATGGATTCAAGCGACAAAGATGGTTGGTTTAACTTTCTAGGTCAATTAAAGAATTTGGCAATGAGTAATAGATTAAGTGGATTTCATATTCAGGATCTAAGTAAATTAAAGTATAGTATGCAAGGACAAGCAGCAATCAAAGAAGGATTATTTGAAAGCTGGGCTGGCACAAAAACTCGTTCATGGAATGGTATTGAAACTGAAGCAAGACTAATGATCAAACACAAGCGTGTTATTGGTGAAAATGATGCTCGTTACCGTTATATTGAAAGTTTATTTGTGGAAACAGCCGAAGGTGAACGATACAAACTACCATTTACAAAATTAGCAGCAGGTCGTGCTATGGTAGAACATGTACGACAGGGTGGTAAACCATATGATGTTCGTGGCAATCATATTGCTCAAATCGTAGAAGAAATGAATGTACTAACTAGATTTAAGCGTGCCAATCAAGGCAAAATTTTTGAAGGTGTAACTGCCGAATTAGTTGAAAACGCAAGCACATATTACGAAAACTTACAGAATAATTTAAAAAGTTTAAGTACACATGGTGGTTATGCCAGATACTTTGAAGCATGGAATCCAGCAGCTATTACAGACGAAGATGTCATTATTGAAGATCTGCGTCATATGTTTATTGAACAAAATATTGACTCACGGGTTGAGCAAGCATTGCCTTTACTGGCAAGATTACAAAAGGAACAGGCAATGAAAGAAGCTAATATATTTGAAAGTTGGGCAAATCTTATTCTTGAAGGCACAATTGCATTGCCTGATACAAAAGAAAAACAGGCACAACTTATTGAACTTTTAAGTCAAGAGCTGCCAGTAGGTCCTGAAGCTATTAATGCTACAGAACAACTTGCTGATTTGTTTAATGATGATGAATTATTTGATAAATTAAGTGAATTGGCTAGCGAAAATGCTGATGCTGACGCACGAGATATTATATTACAAAGATTAGAAGAATTAAAAGATCACCCTGACGTAGCACAAGTAATAGGGCAATTAGCTAATTCATCTGATGAAGAAGAAGTAGATGAAGGAGTTGGCAAATACATTGCTGGACTTGGAGCAGCTGCTGCAATTGGCGCAGGAGGTTATGGTCTTGGAGCACATAACTCTAATAATAATGGCTTTAGTAATCCACCTTCAGCCGAATGGACTCAATCTACATCACAAAAACAAAAACCCGTAGCAGCTCCTGTTGCTAAAAAACAAGGTAATGGTTTTAGTAATCCACCACCGAAAAGTTGGACTAATGGATCAGGGGAGTCAAGGCTAATAAACAAAAAAGATGATTTTGAAGAAGAGTCAGAAGATCCACTTATTCAATTACGCCGCAGTGCTGGTATGAAAGATGAAGGTATTGGACGAGCAGCCGGCGAAATAGCAGGCACAGTTGCTGGAGGATTTACTCCAGTACCTTATGTAGCTTCACCAGCATTAGGTTATGCGGGGGGCGAATTAGGTGATTGGGCTGAGAGAAAAATAAGAGGGCATGGAGATGAACATGCCAAGGATTATGAAGATGAAGAAGTTGACGAAATGTCACTGTTAGGTCCAACAGGTGATATTGCTAACGGCATAGGTCGTTCTATTAGCAAAGCAGCAAATCGTCATTATGATAACGCTGTAAATGCTCCGGAAAAATGGCTTGATAAAAAATTAGGCAACCCAGAAGATGTTGATGAAGGCGCATTTGCGCGAGCATTGAGTCATTTAGGTGGCATCGGCGGTGCAGCAATTGGGCATAAAGCATCAAAAGGAAATCAGCATGGCGCAAAAAGTGGACATTTGATTGGCAAA